AAAAGTAGGCTCTCCACTTTGGAGTACTTCAACCCCACCTGCGAGGGTTGGTTTGTCCATCGAACTGTTTGGGTTGCAGACTTGGTCAGCAGAAACAAGAGCAATGGCTGTGGTGTAGGGTGTGCCTTTTCGCTCAATGCGTGGCAACATGGCAAAGACATCACCCCCAATAAGCATGGAGTAGAAAGCCGATATTTGCATCTCATAGAAGTTCTGAGTACGTTCAGCGTCGATATTTTCAGAGTTGGCTACAAACTCGAACTCTTCAAGCATCTTTTTACCAAGCTTTTTGGCTTTTTTCTTGCTAATGCCTAAAATCTTATGTTTAGGCATTGGGTGTGGTCGCATACCAGAGCCAATAATGTTGTCAAGATTTTTATTGATGGCACTTCGAGCCAAAGAGTTGTTTCGGTAGAGGTCATCGGAACGCCCTCTAAGGGTCGGTAGGTCTTTAATGGCAACGTCAGGTGCTTTTTTTCTTAGACCCCAACGCCCAAGACTGCGACCACGCCCTGCTCCTCTGTATTGGGTTTTAGGACGGTTGTATTTGTCTAAATTTGGATTACGGCTCATGCTCTGTACCCCACAGTAGAAATAGTTGGACCTCTACGCGTCTTTTGATTTTGTTTATTGGGATTGAGTTCAGGGTTAGCAGAATAGATGGATTTTAGTTCATCTTCCCACTTTTTCAAGTCTGCGTTGATTTCTGCAAGTAATGCACGACGCTGAGAACGATTAGCAATTTTGTACTCTTGACTCTTAAGCGTCTCTGAACGAGCCTTTAAGGCTTCATCTAAATATTTTTGTGCATCTTCTACGCTGTAGATTGACAAGAGAACCCTCCCCTATAAAATTTTTTTATCTATTTTATAGATTTTTAAAATTTTTAAAAAGGGAAGTTTTTTTTATGCTTTTTAATAGTTCCATTCACTCCTGATGGCATCCATCTCCTTTTGAAGAGTTTCTGACCCCATAAGGAACTCCTCTATGGCTTTGGACTTTGAAATTTTCTTTCTAGACATAAATCTTTCGATTGCCATCTCAAGCACCACTTTTCCTTGAAATCTTAGCTGGGTTCTCTTCTCCAAAACATTGTTTTCTTTTCTCTTTTTCATTTCTCTCTCCTGTTTCCTGAAAATTATTTTTTAATTCTATAAAAAGCTTTCTTACCGAGCTTCGCCATCTGTTCTAATTTCACATCTAAGCCCTTAACACACTTAACAGCTGCTTTAGCATAGATAGCACAATCTAGTGCTTCATTTCGTCGTTTAAATTCGTTTTGCCACCTCCCCTCTTCGTCTTGAGTCTCTTCTAGGAACTGCTGTAGAAACGCTTCGTCGCTCATATCGTGTTCCATGGTGACCCCATCGTAAAAGTGTTGAATGTTATGAGGAAAGTGGATGTAACGTGTTCCAAATTTCTCCTCTATGTCACCGATTAGGTCATCTTTTGCCGAGTTCACCCCTAACGTGTAGAGTTTTAACGGCTTGTTTCGCTTGGTTTTAACAACTGAAAAGTCCTTTACAAGTGGGTCGTCAACACTTTTCCCACCTTTCACGGCAAAAACTCGATATTTTTTATAGCGTTTTAAGATGTAGTCATACACCTCTTGGGTCTTGTTTCCTCCTGTATCGATGGCTGTACAAAATATCTTCATCTCACCACCCTCTTCGGTCTCAAAAAACTTAGTAAAAAGAAGCTTGTCGAGTCGTTTTTGCGTAGAGCTGTCCTTTGGGTCACCTGTAACGATGTAGTGAGCTATGAGGTAACGCTCTTTGTCGTTTACCCATCCGTAAACGGAAACTTCAAAACGGTTACCTTGCGTGTCTACTCCTGCACTGAGTAACACAACGTTTGACGGAACTTTTTGGTACTCTTCTCTTCTTTGTAGGAGCTGGTCTAGGGTTGTTTCGACCTCTTTTTCACTCTCATCGTCGAAGATATAGCCCTCAACTGTATTCCACCAAACTTTTAGCTTTGTGATTTTTCCATATTTGTCCTTATCTTTTAGAGCCAATAGATATTTTTCTATAAGCTCGTTCCATGTTAAAAAAGGAGAGTACCATGTGGGAATAAAGAGTGTTTTTCTAAGCTTGTTTCTGAATTTTGGATTGAGTGGAATGTACTTTGCTCCGTTTTCACGCTTCATCATCTCATACTTCTCATGCTCCTCGATAATGCATCCATTTTTTGGACAAACAAAAGTAACATCGCCTAAAAGTTCATAAGTCTCTTTGTCATACTCATAAGTAAAACCCTCTTCAAGCGAAGAGAAGTGAATCATCTCATTACAATGTGGGCAGTGCATATGATAACGATTTTGGTCACCATTCATCACTTGTATAAAAATTTTAGAGTTCTTTTTTTTAACTGGAGATGACTCACATAAAAACTTCCTACTTGTTCCAAAGGTAGAGAGTCTATTTTTCAGTAAATCTATTGGGTCACCCTCTCCACCGACATCGTCAGGGTAACGGTCAATGTCTGAAGCCAAGACCAATCCGTAAGAACTCGAAGCGTAAGAACTAGGACTCTCTGACCAAAGCCAGTTAAGTGTACCACCATTAAATTTCATAGCAAAATTTGAAGAGCTATTGGTTGAACCTTGTTTTATTGGCGTAAAAACTTCTCTAAGTAGGGGAGAGGCTTTTACCCCACTCCAAACTTTATCGGTTACGTGCTTTTTTAAGAGTGGTTGAGTTGGGAGCATTCCTGCCATGGGTCGAGGGTAAAGATGGGCATAGGTAAATAAAATATTGTTTCCAAGTTCTGTCACCCCTATCTGAACCCCTTTACAGACATATACCTCTTGTACAGGACTGTCAGGACTCATCCACTCTGCAATGGGTTCTAAAAACGGCAAACGGCTCATGTCATATTTCCCATGCTCTGCTGAACCCTCACTGCTTAGGTAGCGATAAGTGTTTGACCACTCTACTACGTTTATTTTTGGGTCGGGTTTTAAGCCTTTTTTCCATGCATCTGAAACTATACTCATTTTAACTCAAGCTTCCTCTTCTCAAATTCAATCCTCTCTTCTAATCTATGCCACTCTTTTATGGCAAACACTTCACCTCTTTTAACACGCTCATAGAGAGCCTTACGCGTCTCTACTTGCTGAACAAATCCACCCTTTTCTACCACCTCACCAAAGCTTAAATCTGGACGCTCTAGCTCTAAGTACCTCTCTATCTCATCTTCTCTAAAAAGAAGTATGGCTAAGAGCTGTACTTTTTGGTGGTCGAAGGTCATTCGTCTACTTTAATCTCTCTGTCTTTATACTCACTCCAAGAAACCTCTTGACCATTAATAACAATCGTATCAACAGAGGTATATTCACACCACCGTTCCACGATAACCTGCATGTATTTGGTGTCTAACTCCATGCCTCTAAACTTTCGACCCATGTTCTCACACGCTATCAAGTTACTACCACTACCTGTAAAAAAGTCACAAACAAAATCACCTTTTTTAGTAAAGTTGAGTAACGCACGTTCATTGATTTCTACTGGCTTTTGAGTTGGGTGCAAGTAGGTCGCTGTATTGTCTTTTTTAACTCTCCATAGGGTCTCTCCATCTATAAAATGTTCTAAAATATTTTGAAGCTCTGCTTTTTTGGCTTTTTTAACAAACTCTTTTTTAACATCGTTCTGATATTGCCACACAGCAGAACCACGTCCACTCTGCAACTGGTTACCACGGTTAACAACCAATGCTATTTCGTAGTCGGTTGCCAAAGTTTTAGCACAGTCACCCATGCCACCACCACCTTTGTGCCATATAATCATGTTGGTAACTTTTTCAAAGGACTTTTTAACGCGTTTGAGCCATTCGTCCACCACTTGGTAGGAAGTCCAAATCATAAAAAATCCATTTGTGTAGCGTTTGGCTAGAGGAATGAAATTTAAAAAGGTATCATCATTTTTTATCATGCCATATTTGGGGAGTTTTGGGTCATACTCTATGCCATAGGGTGGGTCACTTAAAAAATGAATAATGTTTGTTTTAAGAGGTATTCCCTCCAGCAGATAAAGTACATCTTCTTTTTTTGTTGCATCACCACAATAAAGCACGTGTTCATTTAAAATTATATGGTCATGTAGTTTCAAAACTATCTTCTCTTCATCAACCGTTGGTACTTCATCTGCTTTATCGTAATCGATTACAGTTTCAATGAACCCAATTTTAAGCTCATCTAGCTCCAGCTCATCAAACCCAGTTAAGAGCAAATCAAATCCGTTCTCATAAAGGCTTGTAAGCTCTTTTAGAAGCACATCCATGTCAAACCCTGTATTAAGAGTCAACTTGTTGTGTGCGATGATGTACGCCCTCTTTTGTTGCTCATTTAAGTGCGAGAGTGTAATCGTTGGTACTTCTGTAAGTTGCATCTGTTCTGCTGCCAAAAGCCGACCATGCCCCTCAATGACAACACCCTCTTCATCTATAGCGATTGGGTCATTGAACCCAAACTCTTTAATGGAGTCTATGATTTGCTCTATTTGCTCTTGTGGGTGTTCTTTTGCATTTTTGGCGTAGGGTTTTATGGTTTTTATTGGGGTTTGTTGGATTTTCATTTTATTGCCTCTTTTACAAAAAGTCCATAAGCGTTCCACTGTTAGAAACACCACTTTGTGCCATTTTGACACGTTCAATTATCATCTTCATTACTGTCGCTGTCATACTATTTCCTGCTTGTTTATACATTTGTGAGTCCGAGACTACTATTTTAAAGCTATCTCTAAACCCCTGTAGTCTTAAACACTCTCTTGGTGTTAATTTTCTTATCTCCTCTTTAAAAGAGAGTAGATTGTCTTTTTGAACACAAGTTAAGCAGTTTGAGATGCCATATTTATTGACTTCTAATCTTTGCTCCGTTGGTTCTCCAGCTTTGCGACTTGTTGGGTTTAGTGGATTTCGCCCACGCATGGCAACAATCTTTGGCTCTTGACCCCCTCCTTGCATGGTTGGTAGGGTTGGACTTAAACCATTAACATCATAAACACGATTTACATAGTCATGTCCTTTACCATTTAGGCTGCCTGCTATTTTTATACCCTCCCCTTTATTAGTCGTAAGTGTTGGAGAAATGGCATCAGATGCATAAATATTTCCATTCATTCCTTGCGTTCTAGGGACAATCCTTTTTATAAAATTGTCCGTTGCTCTTGTACCAGGCTTTGTGGTTAAGCACACAGCTGTACCCCCCCCATTTGTTGGAGAGAATTTAAAACCATTTCCACGTGATTCATGTCTTTTTCTATGGCGAGTAAATCCAGCTATCATCTTTTCAGATAAATAGTACTTTTTATCTACATTCTCTTCGAGGACATCTTTTAACTGCATGGTAAGTGGTTGTTTGGGAGCAAAAAAGAAAGCGTGATAAGCTTTGACATCTAAAAATCCAACTAAAAAAAATCGCTCTCTATTTTGTGGGACACCATAGTGTTTAGAGTTAAGAACTTCATGGTGACAATGGTAGCCCAACCCTCTAAGGGCCTTTATGAACTCTTTAATAGTGCGACCATTGTCTATGGACAAAATTCCTTTTACATTTTCATAAACAATTACTGGAGCTTTTACTTCAGATACCACTCTAACATATTCATAAATAAGACCACCACGTTCATCATCTGTACCTTTTCTAAGCCCAGCAATAGAAAAGCTTTGGCACGGACTACCACCTACTAAGATGTCAACTAAACCTCTGTATTTTTTGGCATTTAATTTTCTAACATCTTCATAGAAATCTTTTTCATCAATAATATTATTAGCTAAAAAACTTTGACGAGCAAACTTATCTATTTCACAAGCGAAAACATGATGAACAACATCATAAACCAAACTAGCCCCATGTCCTGCTGCATCAATCCCTGTAAAGAGAGTAGCGAGGTTTAACACTTGAATATCTTTCTCTACCCTACTCATAAACTCAAATTCTCCATTATCTTTAAGGTCTCAGCATCAAGTATCATCTTAATCTCATGAATGCTGTTTTTATTTATCAACTTGTGAGCTACTCTATTGCTCATGCCCATAACCGAGTCACGCACCGTTCTAGCTATTTTAAACTGCTCCTCTTCTACTTCATCTTTGAGGACCAATATCCCCATCTCTTTTTCATACTTGAGTTTTTCAAATTGACCTTGCCAAAAAATTTTGATTTTATTTATCTCTACTGGTTCAAGAGCATTTATCTCTTTGGTTAAAACTTTGTCAAGGGTTAGT